TTTCGATCTGACGCAGCTCCCAGTGCGGCTTCTGACTCAATTCAGCGGCCATCATATTGATACCACCCGCCACGCCAGTCCCATCCCCGTAGAGCGACTGGGCAAGCTGGCGTGACAGTTCATTCTCAGCAGCGGCAAGCCGGGCCTGAAGGAGCGCGACCATCTCATCAAGGTCGAGAGGCTTCATCGCCTTCACCGGCATGATCGACGACACGCGCACGATGGCCGGCGCCGTGACGAGCGCGGCACCGAGACCAACCAGGAAGGAACGGCGGGAGGAGATCATCACTCACCTATCATCACGGTCACACCGCGCAGCAGGAAGTTGTCGCGGTCCATCTCAGCGTAGGGTACCGGCCAGCCGCGCTTTTCCAGCGCTTTCGCGTATTCGGCCCGGGCCTCGCGGTACAGGTCGGGCTCGATTGCGAGCGGATCGGCCCGCAGCCACGGCGGCCGGTCGTAGATGCGGCGCACGACCTCGGCGACGGCCGGGACGTCGTGCAGCGGGATAGCTGCGCCGCCGCCGTGCATCATTTGAGAATGGCCCACACGATCGCGCAAGCGCACCACGCGATTCCGATGCAGCACACCCCGATCCCAAATCGATGGAGTGCATTGTCAAACGGCGTCACTTCTCGCCCTTCTCCGGAACCTTCTTGTCGTCCTTGACCTTGGACGACTTCTCCTCGGCCTTGCCGTGCGCCTTCTCCAGGTCCGAGCGCAGCGCCATCCGCTCCTCGCCGTCGCCGGACTTGAATTCGCGGTCGACGGCGCCGTGATGGAAGCGGATCGTCGCGCGGTTGCGCTCGCCCGACGTCGACTGTTCGACGGTGCCGTGCCCGTGAAAGCGCACGCTGTCGCCGTGTCGCAGATCGCCGCCAACGCCCATCTTCTCGAGGTGATGGTGCTCGAGCTCGAAGCGGGCGCCGTCGTCCTCCGGCGGCACGTAGGCGTGCTCGGAGTCGCGACCCAGCGCCTTCTTCTCGACCTTCACGTCCGCGGATGAGCGGCGGATGTCGTGCATCTTGACCATTCCGATCACTCCCAGGTCAGGGCCAGCGTCTGGCCGGTGCCAGGCACCACGACGATGCCCGTTGCCATCGGCCAGTTGAAATCCGTGGTTCCGACCGTGGTCGGCGCCGTGCCGATCTGGTTGGAGGCCGCAGCAGCGGCCGTCGTGGCGCAGTCATTGATCGTGCCGGCGGCGCTGCCGCCGACGATGACGCTGACCTTGAACACCCGGCCGGGCGTTGCCTTGACGACGGTCGCCGACGTGATGTTCAGCGTGGACAGTCGCCCTGACAGCGGCGTCATCGGGTTCAGCGTTCCAACGTCGGTTGCCATTCGTCAGATCCTTCCGTTCGTCTCACGGCGCGGCATGGCGTGCTTCCAGGCTTCCTGCATGGTCATGGCGTTCGCGCCGCGGATAGGCGCATTCGGATCGCGCCCCTTCTGCCGCGTGAACATCTTGTCGAGCAGCTGACCGACCAGACCGAGCGCATCGACCTGGTCGTCATGCTTGCCGGCCGGGAACGTCAGCAACTCGCTGCGGAACGGCTCGAACCATGCCGCAGCGCTCGGAACGTACAGTCCATCCATTGCCATGCGGCCGCGGATCGATTGCGCGCGAACCGTCTTGTCGCCCTTGGTCGGAAACTGCTCACGCGCGACGTAGGCGCGGCGCTTGCGCATCTGTTGCTCGATGAACGGACCGAGCGCCGCCTTGATCTGCCCGGTCTCCTCGGCCCATGCGATCGGCTTCCAACGCAGCACCATGTCGCACAGCGCATCGATCCAGACGTCGCCTTGGGTCTGCCCGCGCCAGAGATCGAGCAGATACATCCGCTCGTCCGGGTCGAGGCCAACCACGACATGAACCGTGTAGTCGCCGCCGTCGGCCGTGACCGCGTAATCGGAGGCGCCGTAGACCGTGAGCGTCGCGAGCGCGGGCGCCTTCTCGTAAGCGCGCAGCCAATCCTTGCGGAAATAGTCGCCTTCTTCGGGGGCGGGCCTTTGCTGGTACAGTGCCGACCAGGTCCGCGCCGGCGTCGAGCGCTGCAGGTCGATCAGCTGGGCGCCATAGCCGTAATCATCATCATCCCATAGCGGCACGCCGGGAGCGCGCCCGAGCGGGTCGTCAGCCTCGGCGATCGCCGGCAGCGAGATCACCTTCCAATCACCCTGCTGCAGGGCACGGCCCGCGAGATCATCTTCGTGCCAGCGGGTCTGGATCAGGATCTGCGCGGCGCCCGGCACGAGCCGCGTGCGAAAGTCGTTCAGGTACCAATCCCAGATCCGGTCGCGGATCAATTCGCTGTCAGCGTCCTGCCGTGACCGGATCGGGTCATCGATCAAGCCGAGCCCTGCGCGAAACCCCGCGATGCCGGTGCCGACACCAGCCGCCGCATATTCCGCACCGTTCGTCAGCGCCCAGCGCTCGGCTGCCTGACTGTCGTCCGCAAGCCTGATCCGCAATACCTCGCCATGCTCGACGATCAGGTTGCGCACCTGCCGGCCCCAACGATGCGCAAGGCCCGTGGTGTGCGAGGCCGCCAGGATGTTGCAGGACACGCTCGCCAACATCCACGGTGGGAACAGCACGCTGGCGTATTTCGACTTGGCCGAGCCCGGCGGCATGAAGATCGCGAGCTTTGGCGTCTCGCCACAGGCGACGCCCTCGAGCGCCGTGATCAGCAGCCGGTGATGCGCGGCCGGGTGAAAGCCGCAGAGCTCGCACCAGGCCTGAAAGCTTCCCTTGATCCTGCGGTGTTCACGCTCGGCACGAATCGCCTCAAGCGGCGGAAGATTCGCCCGCAGCAGTTGCGGCAATGCCTTCGAGCTGAGCCAACTGGTCATCATTGAGCCTGGACAGATCGAACAGCGAACGCTTGCCGGTCGGATCGGTCAACGCGGTTTTCTGGACGGCCTTGAACCCGTGCATGTCGCGCAGCTGCGCAAGCGCATCGAGCTTGCCGTGCAGCTCGAACGTCGGCCCGTTCTCGGTGTACTTCACGGTCTTGACCGCGGCCATCGTGGCGCGGCGCTCGCGCTCGGACATCGCGTTGACGCGCGCCAGGTCGAGCACCGGCAGATAGGACGCGTCCGGCTTGTCGCTGGCCGGCACGAGCTTGACGAAGTCGTCCATGTTCGCCATCGCGACCAGTTGCAGCTCATCCTCGATCCGCTGCCGCTTCGCCGCCATCATCTCGTCGGTGTGGCCGAGCGAGCGATAGTAGGAGATCCACGCCTGCACGCGGCCGGACCGCTCCCACTTCGTGGCGTGGCCGTTCTCGACTTTGCCGCCCGCGCGCCGACACGCTTCCGCCGGCGGCAGCCCGAGCGAGCGCTCGAAGGCATAGGCCTTCAGCTTCACGCTGATGGCGCGCGGCTCGGCACGTTCGATGGCAACGGAGGATTCCATTTGATTCGGTTTTGACTCAATTTCGACAGAAAGAGGAAGCCGCTTGCGCCGGTCGATCACCGCAAAGCGCAAGCGGCTTCGGTCTAGGGAGGAAACGCCCACAAAGGGCAGCGGCCAGACGTACGCGAGACCGCCTATCAAAAGCAAAAGGCCCAACGCATCGCTGCGTCAGGCCTTTTGTGCTGCTGTTTCTGCCTTCACATCGTCCGACAGGGGCTAAGGGTCAAAGACCCATTCCACGCAGCGCTCCCCTCAGGGAATCTATGTTGAAATTTGAATCTCCTCAAACCGCCGCTGATCAGCGGCGTCGCGCGGCGAACTTGTGTCGCCTCTTGCCATCCTTCCGGCTGCGCCCGTTTAGGCTGGCTCGATCTGGTTCGCCGTGACGTGCACGCGAACCGTGCGCTTCATGATTTCGGTGAATATCGTGATGCGCCCCTTGTCGTCAACCTCTGAAACCTTGCCTTCGAGGCCGCCGAGCACTTCATCCACCAGGAACTTCACGTCCTGGCCGATTTCTGGCGTCCAGGAAGACTGACCGGCCTTGCGCTTGCGGTCAAAATACTTCCGCCGCTCATCCGATTCGATCATCTGGATGGCGGCCATGCCAAGCGGGCGAATCATCGCGAACTGTGGCGAGCCATCCGGCAGCATCCCGAACGTCAAGAACGGCCGCTCCTGGAATCCGGGCACATTGCGAAGCAGCTTCGCCATCCGCGCAACCACGTCTTCGGCAATGAAGATCATCCCGGGAAACAGCGCGATCGGCACATCGGGGCGCGGGCGCCCCTGTTGCATGTGGCGATGGGAGATTCGCGCCACGCGGAAGATGGTCGGCAGGTAGAACGGGACCTGGCGGAGGATCAGGTTGGCTTGCGCCGTCAACTCCCGGTTCGGCTCGGCCCGCATCACGAAATAGCAGCGATCGGGGCGCGGCTCGATCTGGTTGTCTCGTGTCATCATCAGCATGGTCCCTGCCTCATCGCTTTTCGGTCATCGGAAGTCGGCCAGATCGTCCTCGCTTGCTGCGGCCTGGGCCGGCGGGCCGGTGGGGATGTTCGCGCGCTCGCCAGACGACAGTCCCGGCGGCCATTCGCGGTCAGTGGTCCACCCAACGCCTTTCGACGCCTGCGACTCCATCAGGCCGATCGACTCGCGCTTGGCTAGCTTGTATTCGCGCCAGCGATGCCACTGCGCTGAATAGGGCTTAGCTGTGAATTTCACACCGTACGGAACGCCGCCCGCCGCAAACTTCTCGAAGCGCTCCTCACGCAGATAGGTCGCAAGATCGCAGACCTTGCGACTGTGGCGGGCGCAATCAGACAGATAGCCCTTGACCGCCCGATCGGCCTTGACCCGCTTCGGCTTAGGCAACCGCTGCCAAGCCTGTTCGGATGCCACGCGACTCAACACGTGATCGGGTGGCCATGCCTGCACCAACTGAGCGAATGACGGTTCCAGCGTCGGGTCATCCGATCGCGCGCGCACGCCCGTTTGTGGGAGTCTGTTTTCTTCAGAATCTGTTTTCTTAGATTCTATATTATAGCCATGATACGCCATATCCGCATCACGGGTAACCCGTACTCCGGGTGAACCGTCGCACGGGTTTTCAGTATCATGGTTCGGCGCGGCCGCCTCGGCCAGTTCGGCATCCGGCTCCGGCGGCTCGCGGTCCAGTTCCGCATCCGAGATTTCCGCACCCGGCTCATCCGTGATGATCCAGCGCACGCCAAGGAAGGTTCCATCCTCGCCGTGTACGCGCTCGACCTGTGCCCATCCGAATTTGCGCAACGAACGGAAGATGCGTGCCGCCTTGTCGCGGCCGATGTCCCAGAACTTGGCGCAATTGGCGCGTGAGACCTCCCAGTCATCCGGGAGCGAGAGCAGATAGTGCAACATGCCATGCTCATCGAGCGACAGGCGACGATCGCGCACGAGTTGGTTTTCGAGCGTGACGAATTGCTTCGTATGGCGACGACGAATGATCATTTTTGAATTTTTGCCTGCTGCTTGCTCAGGACCGCCTCGCATCGCCGACATTTGGTCCAAGTACCGATATCGCGTAGCGTGGCAACTCTGGCCGAGTGCGCGCCGCAGAGCGCGTCAGCCATTCCAAGCTCATCCCGTTCGTAATAATGGGCCTTGTGAGGCGTGCTGCTAAACACGATCCGCACCGCCCAGCCGCGTCTGAAGCCTTGAATCGGTCCGCCGGACATCATGTTGATTCTCCGCTCGCACACCCCGGATCCTCGCCAGACTCCGCCGTCTCGCCCGCGCGCCGCCACAGCCGCTCGGCGCCGCCGCCGGTGAAGAACGCCGTGATCTTGACCGCGCCGCAGACCGGACACGCGCGCTCGATCCGCGCGCCGTGGCCCGCGGCCTTGTCGGCGGCGATATAGCGGCCGCAGTTGAGCGGAAACTGATGCTTGGGCGAGGTGGCGAGCCGGAAAAGCGGAACAGACTCTGGCGCGCATGACGAAGTGATCATGCTCATGGACTTTCGAGAGAGAGGTGGCGATGCGTCGAAGACGGGAGGCCCCGGAGACGTACTCGCGGACCCGGGGCCTTTGAGGTACATGCGAAACGGACAACGCCATCCTGATTTTGAATCAGAGCAAGCGCTGACCTCTCGTATGTCGGGTTTATTTCATGCTGACCTCCGTTGTTGGTTGCGGGAAGATGCTGCGCTAGGCATCGATCACCTCCGGCTTGCCGTTGACGAGGCGGTAGAAAGTGTCCGGCTTGATGCCGTCGCAGCCGGCGATGCCGGCCCATACGGCGACGATCTTGTAGTCGTCGCCGCGCTCGACTAAGAAGATCGCGGAGCCCCCGGTGCCGCGCGCTTTGCCGGCGTAGCCGCTCGCCGTGGCCGCGCCCTGAGTGCCGCTCGCCGTGGCCGCGCCCTGAGTGCCGCTCGCCGTGGCCGCGCCCCGA